GTTATGCAATTGAGCAGAGAATTGAATGTCGTATGTTCCCGGACTTGTAAAAGTAATTTGTGATCCACTAACAACAGAAATGCCATTTTGTCCGATGACATTATTTACTGTCATTGCATATGCAGTATTAATAGCAACAGCAGTTTGATCAACATTGCTAAAATATGATCCGTAAAAACCAGATGCTCCACCAGCACCAGTCAATCCTGTAGCACCTTGCAAACCTGTAGCTCCCGTAGCTCCGCTTGCACCTACGCCAGTTGCGCCTTGAAATCCAGTTGCTCCAGTAGAACCTTGATCGCCAACACCAGTTGCGCCTTGCAATCCTGTCGCTCCGTCAATTCCTGTAGCTCCAGTTGCCCCGATTCCTGTAGCTCCAGTTGCTCCGCTTCCAGTTGCTCCTGTCGCCCCTTGCAAACCAACTCCAGTTGCCCCTTGCAAACCTGTGGCTCCGCTTGCGCCAGTAGCTCCATCGTTTCCAGACACGCCTGTTGCGCCCGTGGCTCCGCTTGCGCCTATTCCGGTTGCTCCGGAATTTCCAGTTGCGCCTTGGAGTCCTGTTGCGCCTTGATCTCCAACGCCAGTTGCGCCTGTGCTACCTTGTGTTCCCGCGCCAGTCGCGCCTGTGCTTCCGATAAATCCAGTAGCTCCAGTTTCACCAAATCCAGTAGCTCCAGTCGCGCCTGTAAAACCAGTTGCGCCAACTCCTGTTGCTCCCGTGGCTCCGCTTCCTGTGGCTCCTATTTGACCCGTTGCACCTGTGGCTCCGTCATAACCAGCACCAGTAGCTCCGGTTGCCCCGCTTCCTGTCGCCCCTACTTGTCCGGTTGCTCCCGTTAATCCTGTCGCCCCTACTTGTCCGGTTGCTCCCGTTAATCCTGTCGCGCCAATAGAAGCTGTATTCGCCAATGAATCCCAAGCATAACCATTCCATCTCCATGTTTTGCCACCAGCCGAAAATATCTGACCAATAAAAGTCGGAATTGGGAAAATTATTGCCGCCATATTTAATATTTAACTGATGAGGTGGCAGGGTCAGAATTTACCCTGCCACCGATATCAATCAACTATTACAGACCACCAACCGAGGTCGAGCAAGGAAGAGGCATACCATCATAAGGGCAACGCTTATAAAGGATAGCGCACACATTCTGCGGACGAATCGGCTGAATTGCACGGGAGATTTGGTAGATGTGCTGACCAAAATCACCATACAAGTTGCAATCGTTGTCCCTGAAATAAGTCCATTCCAGTTCGCCCATAGCAAGTTGCGGAGCGAAGCGGAAGGTTCCTTCACCAGTATAGGTTTCAGGAACGAGACGCTTGAACGCTTCACCTGCGATGACGAACATGACTTCGTAATCGGCGGCAACCCACGCTGGATTGCGGCGTTGAGCGAAACCATTGGTGACGGCAGTCGAAGTGATCGGGTTGATGAGAATCAGGTCGCCAGAACCATTGTAGCCAGAGGCACGAAGAGGTTGCTGGTCGATGCCGAAGGCAAATCCACGATAACCAAAGAATTGATAACCTTTTATGGAATCTTCACCGAGCTTGAAGCTACCAGTCGTAAGAGCAACGAGGTCTTCTTTGACATCAGCATCGTTTCGGAAAGCCTCGATCTGATCGGCGGAAGCCATGACTTGGAAGAACTCGCCATCTTTAGTGCCAAAAGGCTCGGCAAGCATTTCCTCGCGCATGAAAGTGCCAATGCGATAGAGAGTCTTGAAGTTCATGGGCGAATCAGGAAGGATGCCAGTCGCAAACTTCGTGTTGATTGCCTGCATATCACCAGTCAAGTTCTGGGTGAAAGTGCGAGTCGAATTCGACACATACTTAATGCCAGATTGAATTAAATACTGATAACGAATATCGGCATTGATAAGCTGGAGAATGGTCTTCTCAAGCGAAATCTGCGCCTGAAGATAGGAACCCTTGAAAGCGGTGCGCGAAGTTTTCACGCAAACGCGAGGACCAGCACCACGAAGGGTTTGGAGTTGGAACTGATACTCGGTCGAACCAACTTGGTCGGGAGTAGCACCAACGCCGCAAAGGGTGGTATCGTTACTGAAGGAAGGCGAAGCGAGAGAAGCGGCAGGTACTGCCATCTCTTGCACCACCGAGCGAACTACATCCGAAACATTCGGAAGAGTGCCGCCATCGATAGAGTTAATATACGGGGATTTACGAGCAAGCACACGGCCAATCTGACCGATGATGCGGTTGACATCTTTGGCCGCGAAGTTTTGAACTGCGGCGAGTGAAATACAATCTGACATATTTTTAGTTTTCTATTTTGAGGTTTTGGTTTCTTGGTTTCCCCTCAAGTTAAAAACTATCGGGGCAACAAATATTTTATAGCGTGTTACGGCTACAGTTTAGTTTGTATGCCCCGGCTACGCTGGGCGTTTTTCGGCCTGATTTACAATTTTTATGGTCTTTGTATTGACCGCAGAATAACGCTTCTGCACTTCGCAGTTTTGCTAGTCTTTACACTACTTTTTTTGTGTGTCAAATAGAACTAACAAATTTTTTTGAAAATTTTTCTTTCATCAAATTGTAATCGCTTTCGTGTTGCAAAGCGTCTATGTCTAGATTGAGAAAAGGATTGAAGAATTCAGCTTCGTAGCGCATCAATCCGTCTTGTGTGATTAATTCTTCATTCCAGATTTTTGTCATCGCGGCGTTGCAAATTTCACGCGAAATAAACATCACGCAAGCAGGCTTCCCAGCAATAACAAAAGAATTTCCTTCGTATGCAGTAGCAATAGCTGGAGTGAAATCAAAGTTTAGAACATCATAGTCGCTAATCCATCCACCTCCTGCCGCATGAAGCGCACAAAGTCGATTAAATCGAACTTGGATCATTTCCTGCGATTCATTCTTTTCTTTGTCTAACAAAGGATAGGTCTGAAGCAGTTTTTTAGTGATCTTAATTCGTTGCGGAGAGATTTGCGAGTGACTAGAATTAAGCATCACAGGATTCCATCCTGCGCGAGTCCAAGTATCTTTCCAGAGGTTGGCTTTTGAGAATTCTAAAGCCTGATCTTTCGCCTGAATCGACTCGTAGTAAGCGTAAATAGTTTTCATCAGTATGTCTTGTATCCGACATGAAATGTTGGAACGGAAAGGTCAATAAAAGTAGAGTGACCAGACTTTTTTGCGCGAATACAGAACGAAATATCTTCTCCAGTTTTGCCGTCAATTGGATGGAAGAAGTTGCCATCAATATCTGGATAAGTTTTAGCGATATCTTCAAATACTCGGCGGTGAACTAACATTGCACCTGTGCCTAGCCAATCGACTTCTACAATGGCATCTTCGTAGTTCCTTGCGCGAGGCACTAAAGACTGATCCGAGCAGACTAATCCAGCCCCTTCTCGACGCTCAAAATAAGCCGCGCCAACAATGCTTTTATTGTCTCCAATCAACTTGTGAATGATGTGCCTCTGAAGCGGCAAATCTAGCACATTGCGAGCGGAAGGAACCCAATGACGCATCCACGATGGTCGCCCGATGCACGGGATCATGTCATCGTCCAGCATGAGCATCCACCGAGCGTCAGTTTCGAGGAACTTTGCGGCGAGACGATTTCGCGCCTGATAGATCATGGAATTGCCCAACTCAAGATCAAAGCGGATTTTGTCTCGTCCAAAATCAAGCGCAAGTGCCGTCAATACCATCGCAGTAACGGGATTTGTGGTCTTATATGAAAGCAGTCCAACAAAGATATCTCGTCCTGCAAACTCGCATCGATAGCTAGGCATTCCCTCGCTATTTCGCGATTCAATAATTGGATTATCTTGCGATTCAATTTTGATGTTCTCTGGTTCTGGAGGCAGGACAGATTCCAACTTTGCTTTGCGAGTAGGTTTTTTTTCTTTCTGTGATTTTTTCACAGGTTCTTCTTTTTTTGGTTCTTCTGCTTGTTTTTTCGCTTCAGCTTCCTTTGCCTTGTCTCGCTCGTACTTTTTCAAAGAAAAGCCGGGGATTGGAAGGTTGGCAAATGGGTCAAATGACTCCAATTGTTTCGCCGCATTTTGTTCAAGTGGTGATAGTTTTTCCATATTTATTTATTAAGTAAAAGTTTTTGTGTTGCGTAGGCGGGACTTGAACCCGCACTCCGTTTTCACGAAATCGGATTTTAAGTCCGATGCGTCTGCCATTTCGCCACTACGCATCAAAATTAGCCTCCGAGAGCTTCGTCAAGCCCTGCGTCAATTGCGTCCGCAGATGACATTTTCAAGCGATCTCCGAGGCTATTAGACACTCGATTTGGTGAGCTAACATTCTGCCTTGGCAGTTTGCCTGCTGATTTTAAACGATTGTTCTCTTCGGTAAGTTTTTTGAGTTGTTCACTCATTTTAACTTTTGCGGCTTGCTCAACTCGCAGTTGTTCGGTTAGAACATGGCTAAATACTGCGGCGGCGGCAACATTTGCGCGATCTTGGGCAGAAGTTGGCCAAAGCGCAGAATTAAACTTTTCCGCAAGGCTACCAACTGCGGCATTATGTTGCTCAACTTCACGAATCTGTTCAGGAGTAGCATTGCTAGGTGGTTCCTTAAATCGCGCCCAAGGCAAGTCTTTCGTGACTTGATCCATGTAAGTGTCGATTTCGTTCGTTGTGTTGTGATACCACTCCTCGTTCTGTTGTGCTTTCTGCTGGTAATACTGGTCAGCATTTTTAGTCGCATTCTCGATCTCAAATTGTTGCTTTTCTTTTAGCTCAACAACATCAACCAAGTTGCGCTTCAAACGCTCCGCTTCAGTCAGAGGCAAACGATCAATTGCATTTGCCTTCCACCACTTGGAATCGATCTTGTCAGGCCCACCTGCTTCCTCGATTGATTTAATGACCTCTTCCGAGGCTCCATTGGCTTTTAAAATGCGGTAGATGTTTTCCTTGGCATCAGAGATAGGCTTTTCAAATTTCGAGCGAAATTCTGGATCATTCTGAATGTCGAAGATCGCTCGGAATCGACGCAACTCTTCGTAATCGTCAGGAGTCTTTACTTGCTGTTGCGCCTCCTCTAGCCTCTGGCGCAATTGTGCCGCTTCGTCGGCTTGCTTTTTGTAATTACTCGCAGTCTCCTGCAATTTGCGCCAGTTGCTCTGATTCTTTTCAGAAAGATTTCGAGGACGCTCGATTGCCGCAATTTCAGGATCAAGTTCTGGTTCAGGTTCTGGCGTGGATGCTTCAGTAGTTTCAGACGATTCTACTGGCTCATTAGCCACTTCAGGAACCTCTTCAGTAGCCTCTTCGACAGCTTCTGTAGACTCTGGTTCAGTTGGCTCATCTGTCTGTTCTGGGATGATGCCTTCTGCCTCGTCAAGCAGTCGATCCAAAGCTACATCGACATCTGGATCAAGGGGATCAGCATCAAGCGATGGCTCTCCAAATCCAGAGGCTACATTCGGTTCAATTGTTTCGTTTTCGTTTTCGTTTTCCATATATTTATTTATTACTATTTTCTACTAATTTAGTAGTTGATTTTGTTTTTTTCTGTTTTCTCGATAGTACTGCGTTTTACTTGAAGCACCAGCAAGTATCCAAGGCTCTTGTTTGTATTCATAGGCATTTAAGACAATGCTTTCATCTCCTGTCTTTTCTGCTTTAATAATTCCAAAACTATTTAATAATCCATGTTTTCTTCCAATGTTTTTTCTTTTAAACCATCTAGATATTACTGCATTTCTTACTTCAAAACGCTTTGATGCTTCAGTAAGACTATTAAATTCTTCGATTATTCCATTTTTATAAGTAAATATATATTTATTTCTATATTGTGATTCTGCCATTTTTCTTTTATGGTCTTCTGAAAACTTAAGTCCTGCCATTGGAGCAGATGCGTTTTTACAAAAATTCATACAATTGTCGTGAGTTGCATGAGCATCCAAATATTTTTGTTCACATAATGTAGTTAAATATGGATCACAATATTCCACCACCTCAAATGCAAGCGAATCTTCTCCATATTTGTTAAATGTTCTTTGGAGTCTATGATTTCTGTGTTTTTGTAAACGCAATTTACTAATATGATTTATAAAACGAGATTTTAAATTTATACTGCTTCCATAGTAGTAATGACCATTTTCAAAACAAGTAATTTTGTAAACTCCAGAATTCATTATTTTTTACTAACTTTTCCAACGCATTTCCATTTTTTACGGCTTAAGTTATTTGGAGTATTAGGATCATTTTGCTTATCTTTTGATAATCTTTTTTTAATTCCATAACTTCTGGCGCAATAACTCGATCCTTTTTTCGTGCCGGGGCGAATACGATCTTTGCCATCTGCCGCCTTTCCTGCCTGCCCAAATTTAACTGTGCGTTTGCGTCCAGTTTTTTGATTAGTAACGATCTTCGTGAAGCGATGTTTGATTTCTGCGCTCATAGTTACATATCGGTGAATTTGCCGCTAGACGGGTCTTCCTCTTTGTCATCAAAGTTCAAAAGAAAATCGATCTGCGATAACGCAAACTCGTAACCTTCCTTATACTTTGCCTGCAATGCAATTATCCTCTTATCCT